ATGAATTTTAATTATAATTATTCCCATGACTCCACTGTATCTCAAAGATTGCCTTGCATCCATGCTTACCTTTTCTAGGCCCATGTGTGTGTTGGAACTGCTTTCCTATATTTCTGGCCTTGAGCTTTTGAAGACAAAATAAGTTCTATAGGTTTGTTTGAATCCTTGCCCATTAGGTAGAAGCCGTAATTTTATTGTGCGTTTTCTCGGCAAGTGACGTGCCATCATGTTCTCAATTCTTATAAGTTTAATCGTGACCTCCATTTTTATACCCCATCTTATTTCTCTATTTTATTTTATATTATATTTTATCCTCCTATTTTAATTTTATAAAACACAAAAACATTCTCTATCTTTCTTTCTTCTTCATTCTCTAATAAAGTGTAGTACCGTTTCTCATGAAAAGCAACGAAGCTCGTTTTGGACCTTTGGATCCAGCTTGGCAACAAGCTCCTTTGGTTATGATTCTCGAGGTTCGCCTAGTAATGACTCCCGGGGAAACCTTTTGCGGACGTGCTGAAGCCTGAACCGCTCAGTTATTTCACGAATTCCACTGTGATTTAGCTCATGTTTAGAGTACTTTGGTGGTTGCCGGTGTGACTTCTAGAAGTCTTTCTCACACCGGGTCTTGTCGGAGGCCCAATCTTTCCGACTCTTTCTATAAAAACCCTCAATTCAATATGGCTACAAATAATATGAACAACACTCGCTCTACTCCTCTTTCCCCCTCGTTTATCGCCTCCAGCTTACCAACTGAATTCGACCTCACGGTTGAAGGATACCAGAATTTGAAAAGATTGCTCCAAGTTGCTATATGCAACTTGGATATTTCTATCGAACCAGACTTGATCTTCACCGATGATCCATTTTCCAACCAATGGATCCGAGACTTTAGTACCATCAAGTATGTTGTTGATCGCATCGACCCTCACGATCCTTTAGCTTATGAGCAACTCATTAAAGCCCTTGACACTGTTACTGGTCTTTGCAATTCCACCTCCCAACTTGATGACGATGATGATGACCTGGGCTTTGATGAGTCCCTCCTTGACGAACTCCTTGTCGCTTACCATGACCCTCCCACTGACCTCACCCAATCCGGTATTGAACCAAACCCTGGCCCTGTCCACTATGACTCTGACCCACCAGCCCGCCCCAATCGCTATAGGGCTGTTGAAAAGGTTTCATGTCGGCAAAGGAAGGAAATTCAGACCGAAATTAAGATCTACAACCGTTTGCTCAGAGAGGCTCGTAGAAACCGCATCAAAACATCGATGATCGACTACGACGTTGCTCAAATTGGACCCGACCCTGTCTCTTTTATTCCTGTTCCCACCGATGACGCACCCCCGACTAAGGAATGCCCCACTTGTGGCGCAGTTACCTGCGACTGTCTATTTAAACGCCTCACCACTGTTGCCACCTCATTTTCCATCGCTCAGTCAGTTGTTAAGATCGTAGATATAGTTGCCCATTGGTTGACTGTGAATCACGCCCAAATGGGGGTGGTCTCATGGTTGACTGGTGCTCAACCGACTCTCGATAAAGCTGACACCCTCATTGATGAAGCCACTCAACGACTTCAGGGTATTCCCACCACTGACTCCATTCGCGAAATGCTGTCCGAGACGATTAAAACCGTCTTAGATAGCGATTGCGGTTTCCTTCCTGTAAGTATTAGGACCATCCTCCTTTCCCTTCTAACTGTCACCGGACTTTATATTATCTACCGTATGGGCGTTTTGACGTACGACCTCATCGCACTTCCTGCAACTATGCTTCTTGATTCTATCTACCACGGCGCTGCTCTCAACCGCGCCTTTAAGTCATTCTGTGTATCTAATCCCCAGAAATCCGAATGCCCCGACAATGCCCAAATTGGTATCGATGGTATGGCTTCTCACCTCCCTTCTGCTTTCTCACTCATCTCTACTCTCATGGTTACTTACGTTCTTGGAAAGATTCCCGGCCGCGACAACTCAGCTTTTGGGTTATTGACCAAACTTGGCTCTGTCCCCCGCACCGCTGGCGGTATTTTCGAGATTTTCACTTGGATCCACAAATCTGTATTAACTTTGTGGGACTGGGTGAAAGTCAAAGTTTTCGGATTCAACCCCGAGGAACTTGAAGGTGCCATTCCCGAGATTGCGCGATGGATGAAGGATGTTGAAGATCTGATGTACGCTCCCACGAGACAAGCTACCTGTGCCTCCTATGATGGACGATACAAGGCTATAACCTTGTATGCCACAGGAAACAATCTCATACGGAAGTACCATTCCGCCATGACTCCTAACCTCCGCCTTGCAATGACGAATTGGATGCGCGAGGCTGCTCGAATTAAGAACCTCACCGAACTTCACTATCCTGAAACCAAGGCTATTCGATCAGTCCCCCTTGCGCTTTGGATGGTAGGTGAATCTCAGATTGGAAAGTCCCGTCTCCAGTATCTCATTTCCACCGAGCTCTGTCTGGAGGCTGGCATAGAAGATGCCAAAGACCAACTCTATCCGCGAAATATCGAGATGGAGTATTGGGACAATTACCAAGGACAGTTTGTTACTATCTACGACGACTTTGGCCAGATGAAGGATTCCACCGCTAACCCCAACCTCGAGTTTTTTGAAATCATCCGCACTGTTGGCCCTTTCCCATGCCCTCTCCACATGGCCGACATATCCCAGAAGGGTACAACCGATTTCCGCTCCAAAGTAGTCATCGCAAGTACCAACAAGATGGACCTCAAGATCGAATCTCTCACCTATCCTGATGCCGTATGGAACCGTCTCACGCAATCCTGGTACGTTCTAGTCAAACCAGAATTCCTTTTGCAAGATGCCAACGGCAACCCCCAAGTCCCCAACCGCTTAGACCTCCCTAAAGTCATCGAATCTTCACCCGTCTTGAATGGAAAGAAGTGGGCTATTAACCCCTACATCTACGATTTCCTTAAGTTCGATCCTCGAATCCGAGACCAACAATTGGCTGAGACTGGTACCCGATTAGGATGGGACCAATTCATTGGCATTCTCAAGACCGATTTGAACGCCCGCAAGGACCAAGGATTGGCCCTAGACGACTTCCTCCAAGAGTATATTAACGAACACCGCAACAAGGCCCAGATTGGCCCAGATCTCTCTACTTTTGACCCCATTGCTTCAACCGCAGCTGAATCTTTTGCTCAGTGCGGAGTCATCCCTTCTTACACTCTTGAAGATCTCCGACTAACCCTTCAGCTCGATGAAGACCCTGAGTACAACGTTAGCAAAGACGACCTATTAGATTTACGCATGCTTATTAGTTTTGAGATTGATGATCTTAGTGAAGAATTGACCGCCAAAGATGTGTTGCTTACTACTCACCTCCCTCAACACTTTCCACCACAGATGTGGCAAACTGCCATGATCTATTTCCACCGACGCCGTAATCCAACTCCCTCCCGAATTACCAAGACGATGGACATGGTTAAGACCCTCGCTAGCCGTGCCTATGACAAGCTTGACGCAACAGCTCGTGCATTTATGGAAGGCCTTAAACTAGCTTTCGACTATCTCAAGAAATGGTTTTCAGAAACGTCTCGATCCACTTGGGTCCTCATTGGAGGGAGCCTCTTAGGATTGAGTGCGTGGCTTGAGAATCGCTTCGCTGCTAGGAATGCTGAGCTCAAGCGACAGAAAGAACAGGACGTTTTGTTATCCCAACCACCACTAGACACCTCCGAAGCTGAAAGCGACACCCGAAACCATCAGCCCCGAGTCCGACCCCAACCTAGAACAGTATCCACCGCCAAACCCGTCTTAGTTAAGAATGCTGCTGAGATGGGCCAAAGTTTTGGACAACTTGATGTGATTGCGAAAGTCCGACGACAGCAGTACCATCTCACTGTAGTTCACGCTGATGGATCCCGCACCGAGTGTGGCACAATTACTAACGTAGTTGGCCAGGCCTATCTTATGCCCCACCACTTTCTCCTCCGATTTGCATCCCGACCCCCTGTTGAAGTAGTTATGACCAATCATTCCAACTCTGCTGTTACCCTCACCCGTCCCTATTCCACATGGATGGATGGGAGTGCAGTTGTGTTGAATGATGAAGATGGCATGCCCCGCGACCTCTGTATCTTTGCCATCAAAGAGATCCACCGTGGGCGTGACATCACTGCACATTTCGCCACCCAAGAAGACCTTGCCAAGATGATGGACCGATCATTTGATGCCACACTTTCTGGTATCAACATGGAATCTGGTATCCCCGTTCCCGTCTCCCATGGAGGCCAGTGCTCCCTTCTCTCTGAGAAGGTAGTTCATGGCTACAAGCTCGACGACACCGACATTCGAACCACACGAGTGGCTGTCCACAAAATTCCAACGAAAGTTGGCGATTGCGGAAAAATCATTAGTGTTAATTCCGATGCTGTTGCCGGACGTATATTTGGAATACATATATCCGGAAACAGCAGCGGAAGGAACCACGCCCAAGTCATCAGCCGCGAAGAATTGATGTCCTGCATTGAGCTTCTCCCCTCTACAGCCCAGTGTGGACATGGATTCACTAACCTCAAACCCTCCCCTGACCCTTTCAATTGCGCTCTCCTTCACCTCGGAGAGTTTCCAGTCAAGATCCCCCAAGCAACCCGAACGAGCATCGTGAAGTCCACACTTCATGGCGTTGTCCAAGAACCCCTCACCCGACCAGCCGTCCTCCGACCTACCATTGTCACCATTGATGGAGAATCCTATCTCAAGGATCCTCTACTTGAAGGCGCTAAGAAGGCCGGTCTCCAGTGTGGATTTGTAGATCCCCTCATCCTTGAAAGCGCAGAGATCGATGTCCGAAACCTCATCCATTCCCAACTCCGACCCGACGGTCCCGAACCCCGTGTATTAACAACCGAAGAAGCGATTAAAGGGATCCCCAGCAACGAGCTCTTTTCTCCAGTCAACCGAACCACCTCTCCCGGCTTCCCCTACTCTCAACAACCCCGACCAGCTGGTTTTGCAGGCAAAACCTACTGGCTCGGAAAAGGTGATGAGTGGAATCTCGACACCCCCCAAGCCCGCGAACTCCTTGATGATTGTGCCCGTTTGGAAGACGATTGTGCGAACAATCGACCAACAGACATTCTTTGGATAGACACTCTCAAGGACGAACGCCTCCCCCATGCAAAAGTTGACATTGCCAAGACTCGAATCATCTCAAATGGACCCATGCATTACAACATCACCTTCCGCAAGTATTTTCTTGCTGCTATGGCTCACATCCGACATAACCGCATCCTCAATGGAGTTGCCATTGGTATGAATGTTTGGAGTTCTGAATGGCATCATCTTGCCCTTCATCTTACATCAAACTCCAATCACATTATCGATGGCGACTTCACGAACTATGACGGCACCCTCATGGACCAACTCATGTGGTCCGTCTTCCGCATCTTCAACTCTTTCTACGACGACGAACACTCTACCCTCCGCTACAACCTCTGGCACTCAGCCTGCTACGCAACCCGCTATAACCAAGGCCAAGTCTACCAGTGCACCCACTCCCTCCCTTCAGGCTTTCCCGCGACCGCTGAAGCCAACTCTGTCTACGAACTCATTCTTTTCCGCTGTGCATTCATCAAGCTCGCTCTCGAGCATGGCCGCCCTGATCTCGCCAACATGCAAGCATTCAACCGACTAGTGCGCATTGTGACCTACGGTGACGACAACCTCCTTTCCATCAGTCCCCTTATCATCGAATGGTTTAACATGCACACTTTAGTCGAGTGCATGGCCACTTTCGGAATGACGTATACTACCGCCCAGAAGACCACCGACTATGAACGCTCCCGCACAATTGATGATGTCTCTTTCCTCAAGAGATATTTCAAGCGTGTGGAGACCGGTCATGGAACCCTCCCTGTCTACACCTGCCCCGCCCCCCTCGAAACCCGACTCGACATTCTCAACTGGACCAAGTTCAAGAAGCTTGGTTCTCAACCTGAAGAAGCCGACACCGTCACAACAGTTCTTCAAGAACTTGCCATGCACGGTAAAGAAGTTTACGACCGCGAATCCCGTCGTGTTGTCAAGGCTGCCATTGACTGCGGTATAACTGGTTTTATACAGCTTAGTCTAATGGACTACTTGACCAAATTCATGACGGGCGACCTCCCCTCCCCCCAACTCCCCCCAACCATCCATTTCGTACCCCAGCGATGTGATCTTGCTACGGACCATCAAAATTCTGATGCCTTAAAGGTCCCAAGTAGTGCTATTGCTGGAAGATGCGTGGCTATTCAGCCTTATACCCTAGGATCGCATGAGGCAGCCCCTCAATATCCAAGGGAACATCAGTCGGATGAATAGCTTAAGCGAGCTTTCATCTTAAACACCCCGCTTACCGAACAAAATTTCAACGCAAACCCTGACATTCTTCTCCAAACGACCCCGAACGTTTCCGATACCATCACTCTCCGCGATGATGGTACCTCCGCTAAAGACCAATACGCTATGGCCCTCAACGATCTCCCCTCCCAGATGTATGATGACATTGGCGAATCCAAGACCCACTCTATCTCTGACTTTCTTTCCCGCTACGTTATCATCTCCCAAGGTTCCTGGAATTCATCCGCAGACAGAGGTGCTGTCCTCCAGAATCTTGTCTTTCCCAAGTTCCTCTTCAATTCTGGCGCCTATTCCGTGACCCAAAACATCAACAAGCTCGAAGGCTTTGTTGGACTCAAAGCGAAAGTACGTGTTCGCATTGAGGTCAATTCTCAACCCTTCCAAGCTGGTGCACTCATGTTGCATTATGTTCCATACTCCGAGTATATGGAATCTCACACCCAATGGTATTCTACTGCTGCTGTTACTGACACCATCGCAGCCTCAGGATGCCCACATGTAGTCATGAATCTCGCTAACACCACCTCCATGGAATTTTGCACTCCCTACATTTCCCCCTACCTTTTCTTCAATCTCCCAACCGGCCAAGGATCCTTCGGCAATGTAGTTATCTCCGTCCTTTCCCCTGTTGCCTCTGTTGCCGCCTCTTCTGTTTCTTACACAGTCTGGGCCCGATTCGAAGACATAGACCTCCGCTTCCCCACCGATGCCCCCCTCACTACCAGCTACGCTCAAATCGGTACAGAGATGTCTGCCATGGAAAACCGTGGCACTATCTCTGGTACCGTTGGAGTTGTTGGTCGTGCTGTTTCCTCTGTTCTCCCCTGGGTTGGACTTGGTTGGCTATCGTCTCCTGTGGCTTCACTCGCCACCGGAGCTGAAAAACTAATCAAGCACCTAGGGTTCTCCAAACCCACTGTAGAAGCCCCTGTCACCCGCGTCAAACAAGCCCCATCTCAATACTTCCTCAACCACGATGGTTCCGATACCTCTCACAAACTCGGACTATCCGCAGAAAACGCCCTTACCCAATTCTCTGGCTGGGCCGGTACCGACACTGACGAGATGCGCCTCGACTATGTTGCTTCCCGACCTTGCTACATGACTTCTTTCAACTGGACTACTTCCCAACCAGCAGACGCTTCCATCTTTCTCCGCCCTGTTGCTCCCCTCTGGACCCAAACTCCTAACTCCCAAGTAGCTAATGCATACGTGCGTACCACCAATATGCCTTTGTGTGCACGAGTTGCTTCTTTCTACTCCACCTGGCGTGGGACTATGGTTTATCGCTTTCGAGTGATTAAAACACAGTTCCATTCCGGCCGACTCCGAATCTCCTTCCGTCCCTATGTCTATGCTGACAGTCCTACCATCCAAAACATGCCAGCATTCGCATACACTGAAGAGATAGACCTTTCTTCTGGCACCGACTTCACTTTCAAGATACCCTTCGTCTCTGTCCGTCCCTGGCTCCACAATTATTACGACCTCGCCACTTCCATTACATCAGGTGATGCTCGCAATTCTGCCACGGGCGTAGTTCAAATCTCCGTCATTAACCCCCTCGTTTCCGCCCCAACTGTCTCGTCCACCGTCGAAGTGGTCGTCTTCGCCTCTCTCGAAGACGCCCAATTCGGCGCCCCTGTCCGCCCTCCCTACACCCCATTTGGTATACCCAATGTGGCTCAGATTGGCGTGGATGAGGCCCAAATTGGCAAACCTTCTCTCGTCACTCTTAACCCCGACTCTCAATCTGTCTCTCGTGCCGACCTCTCCCTCCTCCCCTATGCCTCTTGCATGGGTGAGGTCATCTCTTCCTTCCGCCAACTTGCTAAACGGTTTTCTCTAGTAGGCAAGGTCGCCCTTGGTACTACTCTTCCCTCTACCGCCTTTGCTCCTGGATCGAGTTGTAATGGATTTGTTATCTACCCTTGGGCTCCCGTCATTCCAACCAACGGACCCATTGTTGTCAGCCCAGCTGGAGCGATGACCCCGACGTACTATAACCAGTATCGTTTTGGTGTCGCTTCATCATTCACTGACATCTATCAAACAGATGACATCTATTCTCAGCTCTACTCCATGTTCGCTTTCTTCCGCGGCTCTATCCGCTACAAGATCACCATCACCCGACCCGGTACCGCTTACAACCCCGCTCTCCCCATCCAAATCTACATTAATAACGTTGTCAACCCCAATGTTGGCAACTGGACTCCTCCTATGCAGCTTGGTCCCGCTATTAACTCTGGCCCGTCCAATAACCTTGGCACCGGCCCCATTCAGCCCCTCTTTGACCTTCCCCCAACCACCGCCGGAATTCTCAAAAACGGTTTTGCTTACCAACCTAACCTCGCATCTAACTGCACTGTTGTTTATCCTGATAAGGAAGGCAATATTGAATTCGAAGTCCCTTTTCATGCTTCGGGTCCTTTTTGCCCCACTAATTATGGACAAAACAACCCCACTAACACCCGCTCTATCTTTAACCCTTTTCCCATCGTCACCATTGTCGGTGCATCTCGTTTTGCGGGCCAGAATGCTTCTCTTCCTGGCACAAATTTCGATGTGTATCGCGCCGTGGGCGACGACTTTTCATTCGGCGGACTTCTTGGTTCTCCTGCTACTGCCCTCTGGCAGTCAGCCCTTGACCCCACTTAAAGCTCTTCACAGGCCCTTCCCCTGACGTTCATTCGCGCCCCCCCACCTGTCAAGCCCTTCTCCTTTTAAAGAGACATGTCGCAAAGCAATACATGTCCGCCTCACTCGAGGTACTTTCTATCAAACATCAAATAAACCCGAGGCCCGAAACCTACTCTTTAGGTAGCCGGGCGTGTGCATCACTTTTCCGTTAAAGTGCCACTCCGGTC